TGTCAATATCTTCAATTCTCCAAACTAAACCACTATTAGATAACCTCATCATCTCACTACAAAATGTTCTTGATTTAGGATATTCTCCTTCTTTATTTTTTTTAAACATACCTCTAGCATATTTATATCTAATTTTATACAACCCATTTTTTGAATCTAATTGACTAAAAGCTGATCCATCATTTACACTACCTACATTTTCTTCAGTAGCTTTTTTTAATCCAATTATTTCTTTTATTTTATCTAAAGTTGATTTTTTTTCTTTGACTAAATATTCTGCCCAATCTCTACTACTAACTTCATTATCTTCATCCAACTCATCTACTAAAACCCACTCCTCACTCATCTTAACTGCTGACTTTCCTAATGATCCTAAAACAACTTCAATGTTTTGTTTTGATAATTGTGTTTTTAAGTCATCGTGATTTTTACAAGGCATATAATAAACAACACCATCTACCTCGTGTTCGTGATAACCACCACACCCCATCTCTTCAGCCACCTCTATGGCTTTCTCTTTGGTTGTGTAAGCCTCTTTACCATCAATTATTTTAAGACTAAATTTTTCCATCTCAACACCTGTTTCTTCCTCAATATCTTCCTTGTCTTGTATTGAACTATCTACCTCAGTAAATTCTAGTGGTTGTAAGGTTGTAAAATATAAGTTTAAAGCAATTTCGTTGTAAGAAAGTATATTATCAAAGGAGTCTATTAAAAGTTCCTGAAAAGGTCTAATAACCGTGTTATCCATAAGCAACGATGCTGTCTTAATTTCCTCTGCATTATTACCTAATCCTGTTGAATCTTTTATACCAAGTAACATTGGAGACACTATTCTGTGTGCTACCATTATTTTTTTTGTACTTTCTTCTGATAAAAATTGGTATTGATTATGTGCATCACTTAACTGAACTGGAGTTATTTCAGCTTGACTTTCTTTATTGTCATTAAATGCTAATATAAACTTACCTGCATTACTTGATCCTGAAAACTTTTGTGCTATCTTAGATTCTATTAATTGTCTTTCTTCTTGATTTGGAGTTCCGTTATTAAAGTTAATTAGCATTGAAGGAGACAATCCGTTTAAAATGTTGTTTAAGTGATAATTTGACACTTCTTCTTCTAATTCAGCATATTGCAAACCACCTTGATAATCCACAGGTGAGTAGTAATAAAAACCAGACTTGTAAGGTTTCACATAATATATTTCTATATTTTCATTAGACATACCAAATGCTGGAATTCTTAAAGGGTCATCACTTCTTTTTATGTTTGCCCAATCTTTAAAATAATAATAAGCAGGGACATCTCCATCTTCATTGCATTTTTCTGCCCTAAGAGTTTCAATAGGCATATGTTCAATCTGAACAATTTTAGTTCTATTTTTATTATAGATAACTTGCATTGCACATTGACCCATTAATTTTAAATCATAGCATAGTTTTCTGACAACATCTTTTTTAAATAAAGAAATCATTTGTGCATACTCATTAGGCTTTCTACTTGCATCTGTAGCATTTATACCTTTACCATAAATTGCTTGACTTATACCATTTATTGCTGCATTATTTGTAGGACTACCATTGTATCCGTCAATTAAATACTGAAAATAGTTATTATCTGCTCCATACTCTATCCAATCCTCACCACTTACTTCTTTAATTTCAGGACTAGTGTAGGTGCTTAAATTGACAAAACCAAACTCACTCATTTTTGAGTGTTTTTTAAATTGTCCTTTTTCATTTCTTAATCTTGTTTTTTTCATCTTACGGTATATGTATTATCAAAACCACTATAAAAAGTATATTGATCTTTATTTAACTGGTAGTGATCATTATCATTTAACTGATCTATGTCTTGGTCTGTACAAAATATTTTATCATTAAATATATCTTCCTTTTGATTAGAATCTATTTGCCATAAAATATCATATAAATTCCAAAAACTATTATTTGTGTTCCAAAAATTGTAATCTACAAATAAAGATAAGTCATAAAAATGTGCTTCAACTAATATAGGATTAAAAACTAAATTAATTTTTAAATAATTACCTGAGGTTGTTCCTGATTGATTTAAGTAGTCAACTGTAACATTAGTACTGTCATCTCTTACTCTTATAGTAAAAGCACTATCGTCATATTGTCTAGGAATTACTGAAAATTCTTGAGCCTGTGCTGATGTAGTTAATATAATCATTACTTATATAACGAAAAAAATTGATCAATTTGTAGAATGTAGTAACCAAAAAAAAAAGCACCCCTTAAGGATGCTTGATTTTCTAACTAAAAAAACTAATTATTATGCAGGAACTCCAACTGGTGTTGGGTCAATTAGTGCAGTTGATGCTGTTGGTGTAGCATTTAGAAATAAAGGTGCATCTTCTTCCATTCCTTCAAATGTTAAAGTAAACCCACTTAAATCTCCTGCTGCTGCTCCTGTTACAACAGTTCCACCTGTTACTTCCATTCCGTTTTCAAGTCCACACAAAAAGCTATTTCCATAGTAATCAACGACCACTGCATATGGTCTAGCAACTGCTATTTTTTGTAATTCATCTTGTGTCTTTGCATCTAAGAATGTCAAAGTTAAGTTTAATGTTTGTGTGTAAAAAGTTGTTCCGTTTTCTCTACTACTTGTTACTGTAGTTTCTAAACTAGAGTTACCTTTCACATCATATTCGAACCATACAGGTGCTGGTGAAGCATTTGTAATAGTCCATATTTTTGTAGTAGAATCTTGTGCTACACTTGCAATAGTTCCAAAGTCTGCAAATAATACAGATTTTATGCCACCGAAAGCTGATTTACAAGGAATTGATCTACCTGTCGTTAGTGTACAAGCCATAATTTTATATTTTATTTTAAAAAAAAAGGGTAAGTAGATAAACCACCTACCCTATTCTTATTGATTAATTAATTTTATGCGTATTCAACAATGTCTGAAGCAATTCCAAATTGTACTGCTGAGGTAAATCTCATTACCATTCTTACATTGTTAGAAGCATCTAAATCAGCCATATCTAAAACCTTCACTACATTTGTGTCGTTTAAGATACCTGTTCCGAAATATAAGTTACTTCTTTGTGCTGCATACATCTTATCTGCTGACATTCCTGGGCAAACAAATAATTTAACACCATTTACTGTTAGTGATCCATTGTTCCACCATTGAGTACCTTGTGCATTTACACCATTTGCTCCTAATCCATTTGCTGCAAACCCTCCTAACGCCTGAACGTAGAATTTAGCTGCTGCACTTCCAATATATATAAATAAATCTTCTTTACCATATAATGAAGAAGGAATAGCATCTACTACCTTAGATAATTCAGCAATAATGTTTGTTGCACTAAGTCCACCACCAACTGCTGCTACTTGCTGACCTGCTGGAATATCTCCTGCTGCTGCTGAAGCTGCTATTAGTTTTTCAAACCCATCAAATGAGTTATTAGATGCTGCTGTAGTATCTCCTTGCCATATACAAAACTCTGTATTTTGAGCAACCTCTGCTGCAACGTGAGCAATCATAAAGTCAGAAAACTTAGGTGGTAAAGATTGACCTAAACCATATCCCATTGATTGTGCTTCCCAATCGTTTACAAAGTCATACTTACACAATTGTAAGTTAACTTGTAGTTCAACTGGTTGTATAATTCTTTCTGTAAGTGTTACAGATGAATTAGGTACAAAATCACAACCTGCAGGACTTACTAAAGAACCTGTTGCTAATTTTTTAATTACTTCTTTGAAAGCAATATTTGCTTTTACTGTTAATCCACCATCATCTATAGTAGATGCTGACAATAATGCTGCTGCTATATATTCACCTGCGAACTCACCTGCATAAGAAGTAGTGATATTTGTAGCAGTTGCTAATTGTACATTTTTTAAATTACTCATATCTTTTTTTTATTTATTTAATTAATATTATGATTCAGATGCCCAGATTCCAACACCACCAATTATGTACCATTGAGTTAAAGCTACTGCTCTAATTACAACATAATCACCTTTATTTGCTGTTGCTTTTGTGTTTACCCAATCTTTATTTACAACTCCACTTGCTACTGAATCTGCAGAAGCATTAGCAATACTTCCGTTAAAACCATCAGCTGAGTCAGGAGATAATGTAATAATATTATTTCCATCTGCACCTGTGTTTCTAAATAAGAAAGTCATTCCTAAGTTACCAGAATTAATTTTTGGTAAACTCACCACTAAAGCATCTGTTGCTATGTTATGATCAATACCAGCATCTCCTGCAGGTACAGAAACCGATGCAGATAATGTCTTTTGTGAAACTTGATTACGTTCCACATCGTTAGATAAATAGTTAAATGTTCCCATATTTTTTTTATTTGTTTAATTTGTTTAATACTCTTTCGATTGCTGTTGAATTAAATTTACCTTTAGCAAATTCAACTTTTTTCTTTGTTTTTGTTTCTCCTTCAGGATTATGCTTAATAGGTTTAGAAGCAGCTTCTTCAGAAAATTCTTCTTTAACTGTTCTTGATTTTAATGGTTTTTCAATTGCCATTTCTTCCTCAACTTCATCACCCATTTTACTTTCTTTATCACCTTTTAAATCAGCAATAGCATCTTCTAAGTTTTTAATTCTTTTTTCCATTCCTTTCCAGTCTGCTACATCAGCTTCTTCTTCCATATCTTCTTCCTCTTTTTTGTACCTATCTTCTTCATCTTTAAGATCAGAAGTAATTTCTTCTCCTTCTTCAGATTCTTTTTGTGGTACTTCATCAGAAACATCTCTTACATCAGCAATCATACCTTCTTCTGAAACGACTAAAAGTCTTCCATCTTCTAGCATATATTCGCCAACTGGCATTGCTACTTTTTCATCGTCTGTAACGATAAAAACTTCTTTATCCTTTTCAAAGGATTCAGCACTAATTAAAGTGCCATTTTCTAACTTCATCTCCTCTAGTTTAACTTCAATGTTTAGAAGTGTTTTGATTTGATTGATCATTTCGGTTGATTTCATATTATATATATAACGGATTAGTAATTAATTTTTGCATTTTCAATTTATGTTCTTGTAATAACTCCTATACCTTGCGCCCTTATAGACCCATCACAACACGATATAGAATAAGTGTTTTGATCCCAACACAAACAGGCTCTCCTACCACCTGTAGGACTTGTTCTGCTAGGTATAAAATTTTTGTTGTTTCTATTGTTTTTTTGTCTCATTATCTAAAGTTAAAATATTTATTATTTTATTAATTAATTTTTGATCTTCAGACATATTTTCTTTAACTTTTTCTTTAGGTGACTCCATTTTATCAGCAAAATAACCCTCAATTGAAAAACCTTTAACTTTATTTGTTTTAACATATTCTTTCCATATTTCATCATTGTTAACTTTTACAGCACCCATCCAAGTTCCTACAGGAACATTAAGACCATATTTTCTAGATTTATCTTGTGTCTCACTTTCAACGATCCAACTCTCGACTAACGTCAAACCCTTCAATGCCTGTGCGTGTTCAAGAGTTGAATTGTTTTGATAACCATTTTTTAAATACATCTGTGATGCTTTTACTATCGTGTCTTTAGAAAAGAAAATGTAGTAATCTCCTTCATCTCCATTTCTATATATTGGTTTATTAGGTATCAATAAAGCACCTAATAATATTCTTTTATCTTTATCTATTTCAGCAAGTTTAATTTCTTCTGCTTTTAAAGCAACAAAATCTGATTCTATTGCAGGACTTTCAACTATAGATATAGCTTCTATTCCTGCATCTTCCTGATCTTCATCTAATATTAATTCTACTATTCTCATAACTATATAACGTATTTAAATATTAATTTTGTATTTATCCAATTGTTGCTCCTGTAACAATGTTTCTATCTAATTCTTGTGCAGATGTAACTTCACTAGCAACTACAAATGCTTGTACTGGTTGCTGTGTTTGTCCACCTATTGCATCTGCCAACTGATTAGTATCACTAGTACCTACTACATTAAATGCAGGTGGGATTGCTGGAGTTGCAGGTGCACCACCTACACTTGAACTTGGTGAAGGAGTTGATCCTTTACCATTTGCTTTTGTTGAAGCTATTTTTTTAATTTGTAAAGCACTAAATGCTCCTGCTAGACCTGCTTGTATATATGGATAAGCAGGAAATGTTGCAGTTATTGGACTTTCTTGTGCTGTACTAAATGCATTTTGTACACCTTCAATACCAGAAATAGTAGCTTGACCTATTGCCATTGCTTTACCTACTGCACTTCCTTCTCCTGCTATTTCAGCAATCAATGCCATACCTTGTTTTGCTATACCTAATTTAGCAGCACTAACTGCTTTATCTTGTTGTTCTTGTAACTTATTATATTTATCATTTATTGCAGCTTTTTGTTCTGCTGTATGTTCAAACCTCATAAGTTCATCTAAGGCTTTTGCTCTTTGTTCTTCTAAATCTAATTCTTGTTTTCCTAATTCAGCTTCTAAGAATTGTTGTTTTTCTTCTTCTAATTTTAACTTCTCCTCATCTTCAATTATTTTTTTCTTTTCTTTAAATGCTTGTTCTATGTCTAAAATTAGTTGTTGCTTTTCAGTTTCATTTAATTTTAATTCTTCAAGTTTTTTAATTCTGTCAGCTTTTTCTTGTTCAATTTCAGCAAACTTATTTTCCTCATCTTTTACTCTTAATGAATCTTTAAAGTCTTGTAAAGTTTTAGCTGCTGCCATTTCTTCATTTACAGCAGTAGTTATTTGTGTTTGTAATAATCTCTGACTTCTTAATTTTTTTGTATCTAAGTTTATTAACTCTGCTTGCATTTTAGCAAGTTTGTCTTTTTCTTCAATTGTTGTTAAAGATATTGATTGCTCAAGAATCATAGCATCAACTAGCATTTGTTTAGCATCAATTTCTTTCTGTGTTATTTCTTCTTCTATTGCTTGTGCTTTTCTTAATAACTTAATTCGTTCTGATGCTGATTTATTTTCTCTATCTTCAGCTTGTAATCTAATATCATTTATCTCTCTATTAGCATTGGCTCTTTCTATTTGTAGTTCTCTCTCAATGTGATGTGCTTTCTGTCGCATTTTAGTGACTTTATTCATTACATCTATTTCCCTACCTGTCTCATCAATTAACTCACCTGTGGCTTTAATTAATTTTTTTGTGCCTTCTACTACACCATCATAAACCATCTTAGTAACATTCAATCCATCATTTAAACTTTTAAGACCTTCTTTACCTGCATCCATAGCACCTGAAAAATCTCCTTTAAATAATTTAGATATTGCTGTACCCATAAAGCCAAGACCTTCAATGACTTTATTGACTTTATCCATTACAAATTCTTTGATAGTATTACCAAAGTTTTTTAAAGTTTCAACAGGATTTAAAAAAGCATCAACTATTCCTGTGCCTAAGTTTGCAAATAAATCTAATGCTTGGTCAACTACTGCACCAATCATTGCCATACCTCTAGCAAATTTTTCTTGACCTTCTTCACTTCTTGTAAATGCTCCAGTTATAGATGTGATCAATAATACTAATGCACCTAAGCCTGTTGCCATCCAAGCAATCCTCATTAACTTAAATCCTTTAGTTGCACCTGTAACTGATTTAGTTAAATTTTGTATTCCACTAACTGCACCTCCTGTCTGTTTATCTACAAAACCTAAGACACCACCATAATCTGCTTGATTCTTTTCTGCTTGTTTTAAAATTTTGTTAGCTTCTGCCTGTGCTTGTTTTGTTTCTTGTACTCTTTGCTTTGTGCGTTTTTGTAATTTAGCAGCTTCTTTTAGTTTTTCATTATACTGCTTAAGTCTATTGCCATCTTTGACACTAGTTTTATCTCTTAAATCTTCAATTTTATTTATTTCTCTCTGTATGTCTCTTAGTAAATCTTCTTGTTCCTGTAAAGACAGATTTATATCTTCAACATTCTTTTTTGCCTCTGAGACAGATATCTTTATAGTATATTCGTTAGTTATTGGCATTTGTAATATTTTTTATTTGTTTTAATACTGTCTTAAAATTTCTAGGCAAAGCATATTTACCTTGTGCAATTCTTATATTTTCTGTTTCTCCTTTTGCTATTTGTAGCAATTCTAATATATTTTTTATCATACTTTATTTAATAATTCCATATCACTTTTTCCTGTCTGTAAGTTAGTAGTGATTGAGTTGATTATATAGGTTCTTTGGTTTATAGTAAAAGTATCATTTAATTTAAAGTTGTATAATATTCTTAAAGGTAATACTGCAGAAAGTTTTGTAATCCTTCTACTTTCATTGAACACATCTACAATATATTCTCTATGATAATTAGAAAATAATGTGCCAGTAAAAGTGTTTGTATTAGCAAACTCATTTATTTCTTTATTAAAATTTATATTTTGTGTTCCTGTTGAACTATCTAAATACAAACTATTAGATGGTATAATGTAAGTAGTCAATGAACTTCTAACAACTGCACTTTCTACAAAACTAAGTGGAGTTGCACTTGTTTGTCTAACAGCATAAAATATTACTGGCTTACCAATATATGGTTGACTATTTTCATTAACAGAAAAACCCCATTGAATATCTTTAGGTGCAGCACCTGTACCATCAACTAACCTTTCATATTTCATATGTTCAAAAGGAAGTTCTACTCTATATGTTGTAGTAGATGCATTATAATTAATTCCATCTCCTGTACCATCAGTATTTGTTCCACCAATATATCCTAATGTTCCCCAACCTGTACCTGATAGTTGTTGGTGTTGTTTAGCTAATAATGTTCCTAATCCTTGATATTTATATAAAATTTCTTTATAAGGCAATGCTACATTAACTTGATTTTTACTAGTGTCTATGTATTTAGATATATCGTAGTTTACAGGTGCATCATTTCCATTAATATCTGCTGATGTATAATAACTATAATTAATTCCTGTACTTGCCTCTAATGGTCTTACAACAATTGTACCTACCTCATCAACATAAGCAACAAGATTAAACATTTTAAAAAGACCTGTTAAAAATTCCATAATAGGAATATCTGGTATTTGATCAGAAACAGAAAAATCCACAACTTCTAAAGCTGTAAAATTATTTAACTTAACTATTTCATCAAATTGCTGAGGTGGATTTCCAGGGTCATCATCTTCTGTAAATCTTAAATTCCAAGTAATACTTGTAAAAACTATTGTGTTTGAATGCCTGATGGCAATTTGGTAAATTGAATTACCTACAAGAGTTATAGGATTACTTAATGTTCTTGATCCTGTCGCACTACTAGATTCATAAACCTGACCAACACCTTGTCTTATTATTACAACAGTGTAAGGGTTAGTGCTGTCATTTGTGCTTATAGTAATATTGTTAAATACAGTAGCAAATGGATAAGTTAAATATTCTCCTGCAATAAAAATTCCACTTCCAAATATTTCTACTAATTGAATACTACTATTACCCCAAGATGGAACAATAGATAAAAAACTTGTTACTTGCTGAACAGGATCTACTGCACCACTTTTTCTGTGTAACCACATATATAAATTATAGAAAGTAGGATTACTAGTATTAAAAAAATCTCTTGAAAAAACAATATTAGCAGCATAATTATTAGCTATTGTATATTTTTGCTCTATCTCTAATATTATTTCATATAATCTAATAGCATATTTTAACTCATTCCAAATTACACCTTGATTTAAATTAGAAACATAATGACAATTACCATCTCCTACTTGACCTTGATTAGTGTTATAATATAATCTTTGAGTGTGTGTAATTAATGGAGCAATGACACTTCCTAAAGTACCTTGTAGTTTATTTTTAACAACAGTAGGACTATAATCAATAGTATATGCTGGATCACCGAATGCTAAAGAACCTAATTTGTCATTACCAATAATGTCAGGTAACTCAACAGTATTACCAAAAAAAGTTATTTTATAAGTATGAGGTGAATTGTTTTTTAAATTAACACCTTCAAGTTTTATTCTACCTGTTTTGTAAGGTATAGTGTTTAATTCAATTACACCTGATTTTTTTATTCTTGCATCAAACCCATCTACAATGTCATAGTTATAATAATGTTTAAATAATTTATTATTTGTACTACTTGCAGGAACAGAAAAAGTTTTAGTAAATGATGTAAATACTTTTGCTATATCTTTTATATTTTGAATAGTTTGTGTAATAGATACAGTTTCATCTTTAAATAAATCTATTCTATTTCCTTCTATATATAATTGTAGTTTTTGCATTTATCTAACATTATTTATATAATCAAA